ATTCGCAATACCTATAAGTCCAAAAGGGGCATCAGAAGCAACACGGCTAAAATTTGTTAATGCTGTGGAAGCCTGTGAAGTACCTTTTGTTAATGTATTCATTCCGGTTGCACCTACATTTGCAGCCGTTTGTGTGGTCTTATTTAAAGATGCGTTTAATGTATTTAAAGAAGTTACGGCAGATTGTACATCCGCTCCTATCTTAATTTGTAACCCTTCCGTTGCCATTTTCTTTAATCCGTTTTAATTTATCCATCAATCTTTTTTCCCGGCTGTTCTCCTCTATATTATCATCCGGTAATGGCCAATAGCTTTTATAAAATTGGCCCATATTCATCGGCTTACTAAGGTGCGGAGCTAACATAAAATAAGCTTGCCTCCTCGCAATTTCGTGATGATCTATGAGCCTTTTATTATAGCCTTCTATAAACTGATAAAAGTCATTTGGCTTCATCCACATATACTCATCAGGCTTTAACCCTGCTGCGTATGCTGTAATTCTTGTGTTGTGCCAATCAGTTCCTTTTTTTTTACTTCCTCCATTTCTTCAACAGCAGCCTTTACATCCTCAGCTTTTTTCTTTATAGCCTGGCAGTTGTTGAAATCCTCGATAACTTTTACCAATTCATCAACATCCTCTTTGGCTATCATCTTACTTTCAACGTAATCATAAATTTCCTCAAATGTTACAGGATAAGGCAACTGCTTAACCTCGTAATAATTAATCATCCCGGCATAGATGATTTTAGCCATTTGCAAAGAACTATAATAAGAAAGGCCGTTATTTTTATCGGCCTCTCCTAAGAATATCTCTACTGAAAGCATCCCGAAACGGAGGCTTACTTCTTTATTGTTTATATTCATATTATGGGGTTATATCAATAGATCCTGTTAACTGAAATGAAGCAGTAAAAGTAACCGCGCCCTCAGCAGGCGAAGTTATGCCAAATTCAGTCATATAACCGCTACCCTGTACATAAAAGTTAGTTCCACCACCTTCAGGATCTTCGTATTTAATGTTAAGCAGTGTATTCCCCTGGAACCATGCTAACATGTTTTCAATACTAACTTGACCAGCAGATGGTGAAGTTTCAGCCACACCTTCAATTGAAAAAGTAACTGTAGGAGCTGCAACAGTTGTAATTGTATTACATTTTGTTACCGATGTAGTAACAGAAGCAGATCCTGACAGGCTACTTGTTGTTTCGCAAACTACGTTAAGATAAGCGCCTGTGCCTGATGCTTCCTTAAGTTGTAAAGTGACTGAAGTTCCTTGAATTTGTCCCATTTTATTTTTCTATTATTAATTGTGTAAACCTTGTTAACCGTCTAACTATCTTTTTTGTGCCTGTGTCAAGTATCGGGATGTGCTGTGTTCCCACTTTTCTTACATCCACAATCTGAAAATCTGCATTACCTGATAATGACGTATTGCCTATCGAAGGTATAATCACATTTAAAACCTTTGCAGTAATACTGTCAACTATAGTCTTAACCAGGTCAACCCTAAAATTATTTTGGCTAATTACATCAATTAATACCTCCACATCATTCATGAATTTCCCTTTATTTGGGAAATCTGCATCTGTAATGGTTGAAATCAAAATGTAATAATCGCCCCCTGTTTCATCCGCTTCTTCATCATAAACAGGTATGGTTGAGCCATTGTAGGTTATAACACCATCCAATGCGTTAAAATATGCGTTCTTTATAAAGTTAACCGGATCTTTCATATATCAGATATTACCTTTTTTATTCTATCAATTAATTGCCGCCTTTTCTTTAAATACGGGTCAAAAAAATACGGCCTAGCCTCAGATCCATTTCTAACTTTATTTAAAGCCGCAATAAATGCCAACTTTTCATTATACCCATTTCGCTTAAGCCAGTCCCTCATCTTTATAACAAACTGAGCAAAGGAGCCTCTTTTTAGACCTCTAAAACTTGCAGCATAATTAGAAACCTCAGCAGGGACTTTTACTTTTGCGCCTGTTCCAAATTCAATAAATGGTGCATAGTAAACATTACTAATCAATTCCACACCATCAGGATTAAAAACAGCTTTTGTGTTTTGTTGCAATGCCCCTAAATCCTGTATTTTCTGCTGGCTAATATTTGCTAATTGTGCTGCATTAACTTCATTTCCCCACGCTTGTATTTCACCAACAACCTCCTCCTGAACATCTTTTGGTAGTTCTTTTATTCGTGCCTTAAGCTTATCCAAACCTTCTATCTTAAAGGTAAATTGCGCCATTTATGCGATGTCTTGAGATGTTGCCACTACCCTCCAATATTTGCCCTCAGGATTGTTTTGCAATTGGCTTGCAAACTTATTCTCTGCCCTTACCCTATCCACACGCTCAATGCTTTGAATTGAATAAAACCTGTTGCTATATTCAACCATACACCTAATGTCAATCAGCAAAGCAGAATCATAACGGATTAAAAACTCATAGGATGTTTTGTAATTGGCTTTGCCAGCATCAAAACCCCTAGACTGACTGATTGTGTTTATTTGCGCCCAAACATTGGCAAGTTCATCACTTGTCACATCAGGACCATCCACACCAATAGACTGCCCCACAACTACAATCTTTACCTTTCTTGCAACACCTATACCCATGATAAAACCTTTAAAGTTTTAGCATTACTCATTAATTCTGTAGGCATTTCATCCGTATCATCGCCCCTGTTTTCGTACATCCACAATAAAACGCGTTTTAAGTCGGTTTTAAGCCCTAAATCTACATTTGCAGTAGTTGTGTAGGTAATTTCATAAGTGCCTGTAAATTGCGGCCTAAATTGCTTATCATTATATCCTATAACCTGATATTCATCAGGATCTAATGTTTCCCACTCATTAACCCCTGTATCTACCGTTTGACCGTCCAAATATTTGACCGCCGATATTTGAGAAATCGGCGCATAAGGTAACATAAAATTATGATCGACATATCCGGTTAATGTTATTGACTTAGTTACTAATGATCGTAATGTATAAGCTTCAATTCGCTTTCTTGCAACAGTAATAAGATCAGTTATTACATCATCATCATCTTCTGTAGTCACCCTTAACCATTCTTTTGCCGTTTCAAGGCTTACAGGCTCAGAGCCATCAATAATCTTTATTTCGTAAATGTTGTTCATTTTAGTAAAATTAAAATATAGTTGACCGCGATGTTTTTAATTTGTCAACTAAAAAAAGGTACATTTGCAATATCAATAGTTTAGGTTTAAGTTTGTGTTTATCCCCACTTGTTTCTACAGGTGGGTTTTTTATTTACAGATAAATTGCTCAAGTTCTTCCCATTTAGGGGAATGTTGTTTTGCACGTTTTAACCCCTTATTTGACCATTTTTTGTAATATGTTGCATCTGTCATTAACTTATTAACCTCCTCTGCCCATTTTTCAATATCCTTTCTATTTATGCAAATGCCTGCATCAGCTACATTCTCAAGTAATCCAGGTGTGGGATTATATATTAAAGGTATGCCGTTAATCATTGCCTCCCCGGCAACCATGCCCCAGCTCTCGTAATGGCTAGGGACTAATAAAATCTTTGTCTTTTTATATACCTCCCTAATATCAGGTGTATTTGGTATTATTTTGACATTTGGTAAATTTTCTATATGCTGCCCATCATAACTTCCTTTTACACCTAAAAATTTATATTGTGGCAGCCTTTTAGCCAAAGCATAAAAATAAAGACTGCCCTTATTGTGATTGAGATTTATTAATGTAATATACTCTCTCTCCTTATCATCTGTTTTAACCCAGTCATTCATTGGAGGAGGGAATACAATACTAGGCCATTTGTAATTCAATGATTTTTTACACCATTCTGAGTTATAGATAACTTTTACAGGTATTGGCGAATCCATTACCGATGGGTATGGTGTATCATTGTGTACAATATGAACCATTGGCTTATTATACCTTTCGCAGGCATGAGTAGTCCATTTGTTATAATCCAAATGTGAAATCACCACATCTGCCCAATTAAAAAGCCTGTCTATTATGTATTCATCAGGAGGGAACACATCAACACCCTCATACTCGTACATCTCAGTTATTTTATACTGATTAGCTTGGTGAAGAAGTATTTTAATGTCATGTCCCTGGCTTTTTAAATGTCTATTTATATTTCTTGCCATTGCCTCAGCTCCGCTGCCATGTCTAGGGAAATAAAGATGTATTGACCATAAGATGTTCATATAACAATCCAATTTTGATGATAAATGTCTTTTGCCGATATGTCAACGTGCGGCCCAAACCACCGCTCAGGAGCAACTACTATCTTTTCGGAATGGTCTGCTAATATTGCCGCCATTGCAGAAAAGCTACTGTTTGCAATGATAAAATGTTTGCATCGCTTCATTAATCTAAAATCATCAATGTAATTACCTGATAAGTATAAAGCATCAATGCCTAACCTTTCTTTTGCAAATTCTATATCATCACTAAAGACTATGTATTTTGTGTCTTTTGGCATTAGTTTAATAGCTTCCTGATAATATTCTTTTGAGCATCTAGGATGATACGCATTTGGATCATCAATATAATCACCTGCCCTCACATGAATAGCACAAAATTCATTCTGATGAGGCTCGTTAACCATTGTAAAATAATGCCTTATTTCATCAATGCAATGCTCAAAAAATGCAGGGCTTTGTAGATGCGCATTAATTGACCAGTCGCCCCCAAATAAAAAAATAATTTTATATCCCCAAAAATAACCGTAATCCTGCCAATGTATGCCATCAGGTAACAAAGGCAGTTGGTTAACAAAATAGCGGCTTAAATCGTCTCTATTCGCTCCAAAAAACGCATTATCATGATTCACCCAATTAG